GTGGAGACCGGGGTTCTTCCGCTGAACCTCGCTATCCAGATATCCAAGACGGACGCGAAGGGCGCGCAGAAGGCGCTGATGGACGCCTACACGCAGAACAAGCTGCGGGGCCGGAAGCTGACACTCGTCCGTCGGCTGATCCAGCAGCGTGAACAGCGCGGGCCGCAGCTACGCCACAATCCCTTTGGCCGCCGCGATGGGGCGAAGCGGGCGCTGACCAGCGAAGGGCTGGTGCGGGCCTATCAGCAGGAAGCGACCCGTCAGAAGCTGCTGATCAAGAAGGCCGAACTGACGCAGGGCCGACTGATGTTCGTGCGCGAGGCGTTTCGGAAACTCCGCACGGACGAGCATTTCATGACGCTTCTGCGAGCCGAAGGACTCGAGACGATGCCGGGCGACCTCGCCAAGGCTGTCACGGATGGGAGGCCGACTTGATCCGCGATTCGAGCCAGCACCCGCATGACGTTGATCGCGGCTTCGAGGACGACTGCGTCACCATTGCCATCGAGGCGATCCTCCCTCTGCGCACGCTGGGCAAATCCGCCAAATCAAGTCGGAAGTATCGACAGATCCTTGCTTCCATTGTCGAGATAGGTCTCGTCGAGCCACCGGTCGTGGCGCGAAACCCGGATCGATCCGCCACATGGCTGCTGCTCGACGGGCATATGCGGATCGAGGTATTGAAGGACCAAGGCGTTCAGGAGGTGGAATGTCTGGTTTCCACCGACGATGAGGCGTTCACCTACAACAGGCAAGTCAGCCGCCTCGCCCCGGTCCAGGAACACAAGATGATCCGCAAGGCAATCGAGCGCGGCGTCCCGGAAGAGAAGATCGCGGCCGCGCTCGCTCTCAATCTCAGTAGCATTCGGCGAAAAGTTCATCTTCTGGACGGGGTCTGCGAGGAGGCGGTGGCGATCCTGAAGGATAAACCCTGCACGGCTGCCGTCTTCGAGGCGCTGCGCAAGATGAAGACCATGCGCCAGATTGAGACCGCAGAACTGCTCGTGAACGCGAACAACTATTCCGTAGCCTATGTAAATGCGATCCTGGCGGGAACACCGCAATCGCAATTGCTCGAGTCGTCGAAGCCGAAGAAGGTCAAGGGCATCACACCAGAAGCCATGGCGCGGATGGAACAGGAACTGGCCCGGCTGCAGGAGGGCATCGCTTCGATCCAGGACACATACGGTCAGGATCACCTGCATTTGACCGTGATCAAAGGATATGTCGGCAGGCTCCTCGGGAACGCTCGTGTGGTGCGGTATCTCGCGCAGAACCATCCAGAATTCTTCGGCGAGTTTAAGACAATTACTGAGATCACACCGGTGGAAACCAATAGCCCCGATTGACGGGCTGGCAGCAGATGATGGGGACCCGGACCCGATAAGCGCGGGGACCGCAGGAGACGCCGGACGGTGGGCCGGATCAAGTGCGGCGGTGGGGATGGCGGCGAACCCGCTCGGAGCCCACCACGGTCGGCGGACATATCGCCGACCACGCAGGTATCCCATAGGTGGCTATCTGCGATGTTTGACGGGCGCGCCGCCACTAGCCGGATACTGGGTGCCGGTTGAAGGAGCGGCGCGCCCGCGCGCTGTATGTGGAGTCAGCGCAAACGAGTTGCGGCTGTCAGCAATCGCAACACACGGTGGTCTGGAATGACCACGAGGCCCAGTTCTTTGATTCGACTGCAACAACGCCCTTTGCTCGGTTTTCTCGCTGATCCCCTCGGCATGTGTGTCCACATAATGGAACTGGACGGAGACATACCGACATTCGGACGATCCCGTGCTCTGGCATGCGGACGAAGTCATCCTTGGGTCATTGAAGTGTAATAGCATGCCTCCCTCAGCCGATCTTTGCGCCCCAGAACGAGGAGTGATCGGCGGCGAAATACCCATCCGCCGCGCGGAAGGTGCCCTGCAGCTCGACGGTGTCGCCCTGTGCGAGCAGCACCATGGTCTGCAGCCAGAGCGCCGTCGCCTCGGAGGCATGGGCCCCGGAAATCTCGCCCCGCGATCCCCGGATTTCGGTCGATCCGTTCAGCACCAGTCGCCCGCGCATCCGGGCATTGGTGCTGGAATTGACCTTGTAGAGCAGCGTGGCGCCGAAGAGGTAGGTGCCATCGACCGGGGCGACGAAGCGGTTGTTGCCGGCATCGAAGGCATCCTGATCGTTATAGTCGGTGTTATTGATGCCGATCTTCGTCCAACTGTCGACGGCGACATAGTTGTCGTAGTTGGTATAGCCCTTGAAGCGCGGCAGCCGGGGCTGATCGACGATGCCGGTGGCGTTGTCGACGATCAGCCCGTCGAAGAAGCTGCTGCCATCAGCCGAAACCGCGAGGCGGAACTTGTCTGAACCGAAGAGGCCGACCAGCGCCTTGGTCACGAAGCCGGTCTGCAGCGTCAGCCCGAGATCGTCGCCCGCAGCCTCCTTGTTCATCGTGTAGAAGAGATCGCCGGTCCCACCCTCGGCCACGGTCTTCGCCGTCCAGAGCGCCGCATTCAGCTTGGCCGAGAATGGGTTCGACACATCCGCCGTCGTCCCCAGCCCAAGGAGCGCGAGGTTCTGCAGCGATGCCGGGGTTGTCCCGGCCCAGCCAGACCCGTTGTAGACCAGCAACAGGTCCTCGTCCTCGACCCACACCCGCCAGCCGGTCCGGGGCGGCAGGCGCAGCCAGGCGCCGTCCGTCCAGAGCGCCACGCTCAGATCCCAGCCCGCCCAGTCGCCGGTGGCGCCGGAGCCGACGATGTAGCGGTCGCCATCGGCGGGGCTGCCTGGCGGGCTGTTCAGGTTCCGGTCGAGAACGGAGAGCTGGACGAGCCCGTCGAGCAGCCGCAGGGCCTCATTGTGGGTGACATGCTTCTGGGCCTGCGCCGTCAGGATGTAGGGCAGCAGGAGATGGGTCGTCGTGTCGGACATGGGGAAAGCCTTCAGAAGCTGAGGGTCACGGTTTTCGCTGCGCCCCGCCCGATCAGGGCGGAGAGCTGGAAGATGCGGATTGCCAGCGTCTGGCCGGGTCCGAGCGGTGCGCCCCAGTCGGCGGACTGCTGGGTGGCGGCGTAGACTACGCTGGTGCTGGCGGCGGCCAAGGTTCGCTTGACGGCCGGGCCGTCGAGGATCTCGACCTCATAGGCTTCGACCTCCTCGGAGAGCGGCACCTCGCCGGTGCCCCAGTTGTCCGCCGAGAGGGATCGCGAACGGCGGGTCCAGCGGATCGTGAGATCACCCGGTGTGCGTGGCTTTCGCCATGGCTGCTCGACATGGGCGACCGAGAACGGCCGGCGCCCCACGCCCTCGGGCGTGAAGCTCGTGGCAACATAGGTCTCGTCGCTGACCGGACGGCTTGCCGGGCCGATGCGCCAGTTCCAGGGAAGCCCGAGATCGGCCTCGGCGACCGGCAGCGAGGCAAGGCTCTCGTCCAGCACGACCACCCGCGCACCAGCGGGCGCCGGATTGCCCATCGCACCCTCGGTTCCGCGCTGCCCGCGCAAGAGCCGGGTCAGACGATACCGACCGGGCGCCAGCAACTCGGCCGCACCCGCCTGCACGATTTCCCAGATGCCTGGTGCGCTCTCGATGGCGAGTGCATTGGCGCCGCTGAACAGCGCCAGATCCGTGACGCTCTCCAGCGTGCCCGAAAGCAGATCGACCACCAGCACGTTGCCGAGATCGAAGCGTGAGGTCGGCCCCGACCAGAAATCCGAAACCAGGACGCCGATCCGCGCCCGACCGCCGAAGGTGGTCAGCAGCTCGAAGCCATCGGACGAGCCGCTGCGGAACACCGCCATCTCGCCGGGCCATGGAACGGCATGGGCTGCGACGAAGGGACGATGCGCCGGCTGATCCTCGGTCAGTTGCGGCAGGTCCATCACTATCGCGTCGGGCGCTCCGAACACGACCGGGCGCGTCAGCGAGGCCGCACGCGGATCGCCGGGCGGCAGATCATAGGTCGCGCGGTCCTGGCGGATCGCTTCCACTCCGCGTGCCTCGGCATCCGCGACGGAGACGAGACGGAACTCGATCTCCCGCCCGTCATGGGCGAGCCGGATCACGTCGGCGGGATCGAGCGCCAGCCGCGAGGGCGGAAGGCGGAAGATTGCGCTCTCGCGCCCAGTCCAGGCTTCGAGCAGAGCGCGGCGGCAGCGGCGTTCCGCCTCTTCCGGCGGAACGGCCATCGGGAAACTCTCCGATGTGATCCGCGCCGTATCGACGGTGATGCGTCGCGCCTCGACCAGCGCGGCGTCGTAGTCCTCGTCGGCCCGGGCTAGTTGCCATTTCAGCGCCTGCGGCAGCTCGGTTTCCTGGCCCCGCGTCAGTTCCAGCACCTCACCCTCGCGGCTGGAGGCCAGATCGTCGACCGATAGGGTCAGGCTGGATGCCCGGCCGCGCATGACGAAGCGGATCACGCCCTCGGTCTCGATGGCATCGAAGCCGAAGTGGCGGGCCAAAGTAGAAATCGACGCGCGCGGGCTTTCCAGCGCGCCGATGACATAGCCCTCGACCGCGCCCCAGAGGCCGGAAACGTCGATCAGGCTTTCCGCAAGACCGGCGCGCATGCAGAGGTGGCGCACGAGCGCGGCGAGCGACACCGCGCCCAGCCGACCTGTCAGCCAGTGACCGAGCCGCCAGTTGGGGCCGTCCGTCCAGATGCCCGTCAGTTCGGGGAAGAAGGGATAGGGCCGCGCATCCCAGGTCCAGGCGGCGCATTCCGGCACATGCACCATCCGGTCGCCGTAGATGGCCGAAACCGGATTGTTCGCTGAGGTGCCCCACCAGAGGTAACTGGCCTCGAGGTAGGCACGCTGGATGGCGTCGTCGCGCCAGCCGCGCGAGAAGTAAGGCGTGAAGCTCTCGGAGGACTTCGGGTCGAAGAACACGTTCGGCTGGTTCGTGCCTCGGTCGATGGCGGGGCATCCAAGCTCGGTGAACCAGACGGGCTTTGACTGCGGCACCCATGCCGTCGGCGTGCCGCTCTCGATCCCGCCCGGTCGGTTGAAATGCGGGTTCGACCACCAGGCGCGGAGATCCTTGTAGCGGAAGACCCAGGACTTGCCTGCAGCGCCGTCGGTGATGGGCGTGCGCAGTTGCGCCGACCTGTCGGCCGCACTGGCATAGAACCAGTCGAAGCCCTCGCCCCCGGCAATGTTGGCCTGCAGGTAGGCCCGGTCATGGATGCCGGGCCAGCCCTCGAGGGCGTCGGCATGGTCGAACCCGTCGCGCCAGTCGGAGAGCGGCATGTAGTTGTCGATGCCGATGAAGTCGATGTTCGCGTCCGACCAGAGCGGGTCGAGGTGGAAGAACACGTCCCCTGTTCCATCGCCGGGCTGGTGGCCGAAATACTCGGACCAGTCGGAAGCATAGCCGACCTTGGTGCCCGCGCCGAGGACTGACTTTACATCCGCCGCCAGCGCCTTGAACGCCGTCACGGCCGGATAGGCGCTGCCGCTGGACCGGATCGTCGACAGTCCCCGCATCTCGGTCCCGATCAGGAAGGCATCGACACCTCCCGCCACCGTGCAGAGATGGGCGTAATGCAGGATCATGCGCCTCAGGCCCCAGTCACCCGCGGGGCCGGTCCAGTTCACGTTGTCGCCCGATACTGCGAACTGCGCCAGGGTGGCTGTACCGAAGAAGCTGGAGACCTGTGTTGCGGCGGCTGCTGTCTTGTCCGCAGTTCCGGCATAGCCCGACGCCGGGGAACAGGTGATCCGGCCCCGCCACGGGAAACTCGGCTGGCCCGGCGTCGCGGCATTCGCGCTGTAGGGGTTCGGCAGCGTGTTGCCGGGTGGCACGTCCATCAGCAGGAAGGGATAGAAGGTGACGCGCAGGCCGCGCGCCTTCATCTCGCGGATCGCCTGCACCACCGCGAAATCCGCAGGTGTGCCGCCATAGACGGGCCGATCCTCGGCATCGCGGCTGACGAGATGGGCGGCGGCCCGTGCCACGCCGTTGACCGTCCACACCTTTGGGCTGGTGACCTTCGTCGCCACCTCGACGCCCGGTTTGATCGAGCAATTGCCCGCGCGCAGGTCATTGCCGAACCAGGCGACGACGAGGCTGACACTCTCGACGGCCGGGGCCATGGCCTGCAAACGGTCGAGGGCCACGACGATATCGGCCTCATCGGGCAGCGCGTTCAGGTTCTCGGCCGAGGTGGTGCCGCCTGTCGTCTGGCCAAAGATGGTGGTCGTGGCCCCGACTGTCTTGCGGACCGCTTCGGTAGCATAGGTGAACTCGCCCGAGGCCGGGATCATGGTCACGGCTTTGACCAGCCCCTCGGCCGTGTCGGGATCCGCGAGCGGCCGGAAGACCTCGAACGAAAGCTGCGGCAGTCGATTGCCGTAGTTCGAGAGCGCCAGTTCCTCGAAGACCACATAGGCTGTCCCGCGATAGGCTGGGGTATTGGTCACCCCCATTTTGGCCGCGATGAAGGGGTCCGCAGCTTGCGCTTCGTCGCCGGGATACCAGCGCCAGGTGATCCCGGTCATGTCGAGCGGCTTGCCGTCCGCCCAGATGCGGCCGATGCCGGTGATCGGGCCTTCGCACAAGGCGACCGCGAAGGAGGCGTAGTAGAGGTATTCCGTCGTCTGGACCCGGCCACCGCCGCCGCCCTTGCCGCCGCCCTGTGTCGTGGTCTTGGTCTCCTCGCGGAAATCCGTGGCCCAGATGATGTTGCCGCCAATGCGCATGCGGCCGTAAAGGCGCGGGATGATCGCGCCTTCCGTGGCCGAGGTGATCCGCAAGCTGTCGAGGCGCTGGCCCTCGATCTTCTGCGCGGGCGCCAGCGAGGACACGATCCAGCTATCGACGACCGAACCGATGGTCGAGCCGATGAAACCGCCGATGGCGGCTCCGGAAAAACCGAGGATCGCGCCACCGAACGCCCCGCCGATGGCGGAACCGACAGCGCCGAGGACAAGCGTGGCCATGGGAAAATCTCAGCGAGCGGGGAAGAGGAAGGCGAAGGCGATGCGGCGTCGCCATGTGGGCGTCAGCGGTTCCTCGATCACGCCTAGTCGCTCATAGGCGTGAAGGAAGGTGCCCGGTCCGGTCAGGATGCCGACATGCTTGGCGATAGCGCGGGGCATCATGCGGAACAGGACCAGCGCGCCGGGTGGGGCATCTGCCGGTGCGATCTCCGGCATCATCGCCCGCGCTCCATCCGCCAGAACCTCGCGCGGACCGGTCTCGCCCCAATCCCGGCTGTAGGGCGGGATCGGGAAGGGCTCCGGCCCGACCACGTCGCGCCAGACACCGCGCGCGAGGCCGAGGCAGTCGCAGCCGACCCCGCGCAAGCTCGCCTGGTCGTGATAGGGCGTGCCAAGCCAGGATCGGGCAGCGGCGATGACGCGGGTCGGATCGGCGGCCTTCACAGCACAGCTCCCTCGTGGCCGCCGTCCTTGCTAGCGTAGCGCAGGACCGCGTCTTGACCTGGGATGTGGGGGAAGCCGCGAAAGTTGGCGACATTGGCGAACTTCGTCCCGCAGGTCGCGATCCGCTTGTCGCAGCCCGCCCGGACCACAAAAGCATCCGTCGCCATGATCGGCCGCACCGGGGCTTCCAGCAGGGTGAGGATCGCCAGACCGTCGACGAGATCATGCGACAGCACCTCGACCCGTCGCCCGGCATTCGCCCCAGTCGACCATTCGACGAGACCGAAGGCGAACCACCCCGCCGCGAAACTGCCGAGGCCGGAGGCTGTAAAGGCTCGGTCGCGCAGCGCATCGATCACCGCGCCGATGCCCTTGAAGGCCGGGGCCTCAAGGTTCACGCCGCAGCGTGCATCACCCAGCGCGGCGTCGCAGCTGGCCTGGAACGTTCGTCCGACGGTCTGGCCAAGGATGTGCGCCAGCGACCTGACCTCGGCGACGAAGGCGAGCCGCCCGCGCCGGATCTGACCGATGGCGCCGCGGCGCAGGAGCACGCGCTGCGCCGGGGCCGACCAGTTCACGCGCCAGACCTCGACTGCCGCATTGTCCCACCGGCCGTCGAGGATGTCGGTCTCGGTGATCCGGTCCGACGACAGCACCCCTTGGGCATCCTGCGCATCCACGGACAGATCCGACCCCGACCGGACTTCGGACGCCGTCAGCCCGCTTTCCGGTTCGAACTCGGTCCCGTCGAACGACAGCGTCCGGTCGTGATCGGTGAAGCCGAAGGTCACGCCGTCCGCCCGGGTGATCCGCCAGCACCAGGCGAGCGTCGTGGTGCCTTCGTCGAGATGGGCCTGCAGTGCTGGCGGGAGCGACTTCACTTCCGCCCCCAGCCGCGCCAGAGCGCGATCGAGGCCAGCGCCGAGGAGACGACCCCGCCTGCCGCGCCGGTCAGGGCATAGAGGTTGAAGGGCCTGAGGTCGAAGGTTCCGGTCGCCAGGTCGAAATCCGCCAGCCCCGCCATCGCGAGGCCGGAGGCGATAAGGCAGGCGAGATAGACGAGGCCGCGGGCAAAGGTCCAGTTCATGTCGTTTCCTTTCCGGTGAAGAGGCTGGCGAGGCGCTGCCACCAGCTGGGCGCGGTGGCGGGATGGGTGGGAGGCGGCATTGGCGTGCCGCTCGGGCGCAGCAAGGCCAGCGCCTCGGCCTCGGTCAGCCGCCTGATCGGCCGCGAGAAATCCACCCTGCCGTTGCGGTCGACGGCCCAGACCGGGACGGTGCCGGTCGGGTAGATACCTTTCGCGAAGAGATCGCGTTCCGCCTCGCGCCGGGACCGAATGGCGGCGGGCTTGAGCCAGCCCATGAAGGCCGCTGCGGCCGCCGCGCGGTTGCCTGCGTTCAGGTGACGTGTCAGCGCAGCCTTGGCGATGCCACCCGTGTTGTAGTGGAAGGAGACCAGCGCATCGAACTCGTGCGGTTCCAGCGGCACCTTCACCGCGCGCAGCACTTCGGCCTCGTAGGTCGCGAGGTCGGTGCGAAAGAGCCGAAACGCCTCGCTGATCCCGGCTTGCGTGTCGGCGGGCATCCCGCGTGGCATGCGCGCCGGATCGGGCGGCCCGGCAGCAGCGGTGTGGCCGATGCCAAAGGTCCAGACGTCCCTCACGTCGAGATAGGGTCCGGGCACGACGCCTTCGTGCCGGATCAGGGCCAGAAGCCCCCGGTCGGTGGTCTGCATGGCGGTGGTCCTTTTGGGAAATCAGGGGACGTCGTGGCGGCGTTCGAGCGCGGCGGTCAGCGCCTCGATCCGGGCGAGGATGTTTGCGATCCGCTCGTCGATGACGGCGATGCGGCGGTCGGCTTCGACGATCTGCCGGTGGTAGAGCGGCGAGGTGGAGAGCAGTTCGGCCACCCGCGCCTCGAGCGACGTCATGCGGGTGTTCTGCGTGCCCGCCCACCAGATCGCGGCCCCGCCCTGCGCCGACAGCGCGAGGGCAAGGCTCAGGTAGGCGGCCAGTGCGCCCATGCGCACGGTCGTGGGTTCGGACATGGGATCGGTCCTTCAGAGGCGGAGTTCGATGAGGGGGATCGTGGTGATCGATCCGAGACGTTCGAGATCGAGCGTGACGTCGAGGGCGTCAGTGTCGAAGCGGACGGGGACGTCGAATTCGAAACCTGCGGTGATCGCGACGCCTGCGGCCGGGGCGGTGGTGAAGGTGACGAGGCCCGTCGCAGTGGAAACCGACCAGCCGGAGGCCTGCGGCGTGCCGTTCAGGGCTAGGGTGACGGTCCCGGCCACCGGCTTGGTGATCGAGCGCGTCCAGGACTGCGCGCCGGAAGTGTAGCGCTTGGTCAGTTGAAACAGGGTGGCCGATCCGTTGCCGGTGCCAATCGGCTGGTTGGTCGGCCCCGGCGTCTGCGACGGCAGGCAGGACTTGAAATCGGCCCAGTCCTTGAAGCGGAAGCCGTGCAGGCGGCCGTTGCGGGCCTCGAAGAAGGCGACGACCGCCGCCAGATCATCAGCGCGGCGAATGCCATAGGCGACGTCATAGCGGCGGCGGCTGTTGGCCCAGCTGGCGTTGCGTTCCTCGGCGCCCGAGGCGAGCTCGACGATCTGGGTGCGCCGCTCGGGGCCACCGCGTGCGCCGCGGCTGATGTTGTCCGGAAACCGGACCTCGTGGAAGGCCATCACATCCCCCTCTGCCCGAGGGACACGGCTCGGGCGATGTCGCTGGCGACCTGCGTCCGGGACTGGCGGAAACTCTCGGCGTCGCGGGCGTTGATCGTGACGTTGACGGTGGGCGCGCCCGCCTGGCCGTAGCTTGCTGCTTCGCGCCGGGAGAGAACCCGCTCCCCGCGTTGCAGGATCGCGGGCACTTCATCGGGGCGCAGTCCGGCCCAACCGCCGGTGTGCATCCGAGACGCGCCCGCGAATGCCAGGGCCGGGACCATCCGGCCGGGGCTCGGGCCGCCGACCATCCCGCCTGCATGCAGGATGTTTGCGAAAATCCCGCCTGCCCCGCCCAGCGCGCCGGAAAGGGCGTTGGCGATGGGGCCAAGGATGAAACGCCGGGCGGCGAGCTTGGCGAGATCGGCGATCATCGATGTGACCAGATCTCGGAAGTCGAGTTTGCCGGTCTTCACGAAGTCGCCGATGGCGTTCTCGGCGCTCTGAAACGCCCCGACCAGCGCGCTGCCGATATCGCCGCCAATGTTGCGAGCCTTCGCGGCGTAGTCGGCGAGCGCCGCGGTGACGGCCTGCCAGCCGATCAGGGCGGTGTCCGCGCCTTCGGCTGCAGCGGCCCCAGCGTCGTGCGCGGCACCGCCCGCGCTATCGGCGGCGGTGGCCGTGTCATTCAGCCCGGCCGTGAGAGCATCGGCCGACGCGGCCGCATCGGCGAGTGCGGCCTCGGCTTCCTTCCCTGTGCCGGTCACGGCATCCTTCAACGCCTGCCAGCTGGCCAGCGGCCGACCGGCAGCATCGGCGAGCATGCCTGCCGCTTCGCGGAACCCATCGGCCCGAGCGAGGGCATCCTCGGCCATCGCGCCGAGGCCAAGATCGGGCGGTTCCAGATAGGTGCGTGCCAGCGCAGCCGAGAAGGCATCCGCGGCCGCGGCACCGGCTGCGGTCGCGGCGCCCTCGAACGGATTGCCGATGCGGCCGAGTTCCACCGGATCGAGCGTTCCAATCCGCACCCCACCTTCGCCAGTGGCCCATTCCGGCAGGAGGGCCAGCGCGGCATTCAGGGTCTCGATGAAGCTGTTGATGCGCGTGACGACGCCGTTCAGCATCGCCTCGACGCCCGAGATCAGCCCGTTTGCGGCCTGGAAGGCGAAATCGCCGATGGCACCGGGCAGGCTGCCCCAGATCGCCACGGCCGCATCATAGGCCCCTTGGAAGATCGCGGCCGTCCGGTCGCCGAAGCTGACGACGCCTGCGATGGTGCCCTCGAGGGCCGAGAGACCGGCCGCCTTCAGCCCCTCCCACCCGGCCGCCATCCGCGCGAGGGCAGCGTCCAGCGACAGCCCGATACGGGACCAGACCTCGCGGGCCAGATCGCCGAGCAGGCGGAAGGCCTCGCCCACGCCGCCGACACGGGTGACAAGCTGCGAGAACTGGTAGACCAGCTCGCCCGCGCCGACGATCAACGCCCCGATGCCGGTGCGGATGAGGGCACCGCGCAGGAACACGAGCGCCGTTGCGAGCCCGCGTACGGAGAGGGCGGCGGCGGCCAAGCCCGCCACCCAGCGCCCGGCCATGACGGCGGCGAAAGTCGCGGCATAAGAGGCGAGACGCCCGAGATTGCCGATCAGCCCGTCGATGGCCGAGCGCAGGATGCCGCCGTCCGAGGCCAGCGCAACGAAGGCATTGGCGAGCGCCTCGATGGTCGGGGCCACGGCGACGGCGATGCGGTTGCGCAACCCGTCGAAGACCAGCGATACGGTGCCCAGCGCCAGCTGCGTGCGGCGCAGGGCTTCCAGCGCATCGCTGTCCAGAACCGCCCCAAGGTCGGAGGCTTGGTCGCCAAGCCGCGTCATCTCCGCCCCACCATTGCGCAGGAGGGGGATCAGCCGCGTGGCGTCCGAGGCCATGGCCTCGAGATAGAAGGTCATCTCCTGCTGGCTGAGTCCCGCGCGTTCCAGCGTGTCGACGTAGAGTTGCAGCGCCTCGGGACCGGAAAGCCTCGCGAACTGGTCAGCCGTGACGCCCACGCGCGGCGCGACATTCTCGAAGAAATCCGCCATCGGCCCGCCGCCGGTCTGCAGGAAATCCCCGACCCGGTCGTTCACGTCCTTCAGGATGTCGGCCAGCTTCTCCTGCTCGATACCCACCGTCCGCGCCCCGGCCGACCAGCGCTGCAGGGCCTCGGGCGTCGTGTTGGCGACCTGCGCGAACTGTCGGACTTGCGCGGCGCTCTCGGCCGTCGACCGGACGATCAGCCCGAGCGAGGCCGTGGCGGCGGCAGCGGCGGCCCCGAGTGCGAGGCCCGCGCGACGCGCGAAGGCCGCAAGTCGGGTGTTCGCCAGTTCCATCTCGCGTGACAGGCGGCCGAAGCCACGGGCCCCGGCCTCACCGACACCTTCCAGCTCGGCGCGCACCTGGCGACCGCCAACGGCGGCGAGCCGGACGGAGACGCGTTTCTCGGCCATGGGATCGGGGCTCCGGTTGGGATAGGGTCAGTCGCGGCTGGCCGCGATCTGTTCGTTGACGCGGCGGACCATCACCGCCTCGAAGGCGGGCAGCAGTTCGGCGATGGCAGGCGGGGAAATGCCGAGGGCCGCGCCCAGGGCCAGCGCCGCACCCATGTCCCAACCGATCACAGCGCCGGGGATGACGCGCATCTGGCCGCCAAGGCGCTGCGCCAGGTCCCAGACCTGCGCGCCTTCGAGCGTTAGCGGCCGGTTCAGCCGTGCGGGGCAGTCGGGACAGGGTCCAGCACAGGCCGCGCAGTAGCCTTCGCCCCCGCCGAAGGACCAGTCGGCAAGGGCGCAGAGGCGTTTTTTTCCGCGTCCAGCAGGAGGGCCTTGGCGACGTAAGTTGTCTGGAACGCCTCGAAGGCAGGCCAGAGGTCGAGGAGCGCGTCGATGGCCTCGGGGCCCGGATCGATGGGACTGCCATCGGCATCGCCGATCCCCTCCCATGCGAGGATCGCGCGCCGGGCCAGCGCCTTGGCCATGGCGAGCGCGGCTTCCTCGGTCGCAGCGCCCTCAGGCAGGTCGGCAATCGCGGGATCGCCCCGCGCCGAGACCATCAGGGCCGTGGTCAGCGGGCGGAGCTTCACACGCACGCCGGGAATGAGGTCACACCACTGCGGCGCGTTCGTGAGGTCGAGGGTCAGCATGGCGTGCCTTCTCAATAGGTTGCGACGGTGTTGACGAGGACGGCGGTGCACATCCGGGCGGGACTGGTGGCGCGGGCCGCCTGCCAGTCGAAGGTTGCCTGGATGCCCTGCGGGCCCGGGATCTCGATGCGCGGCCGCGGCAGGTAGACGGCATGCGCCGTGAAGGTGAAGCTGGCGTTGGCCCCGAGGCTCCAGGCGAAGACCAACTCGCACGGCGTGCCGTCGATGGCCTGCGTGATCAGCGTGGTGTCGGCAAAGCGCACTTCCACCCGGCCCGTCAGCGCGGCCATGCCGGGGTCGGCCCCCTCGATGCGCCCGTCCGAGCGGATGGTCTCGATGCGGTCGAGGCCATTGGAATAGGTCACCTCGGCCGAGATGACATTGCCGAGCGGCGATCCATTGCGGGTGATCGCCCCGTTGAAATGCCCGAACCGCTGCAGCGCCAGCGAGGTGGGCGTGCCTGCGGCCGTGGCCGCCGCGACGCTTTCACCTTGCGCCACCAGCCGGGCCGTGGCGGTCAACAGCCCCGACCGCGCCATCTGCCAGGACAGCTGATCGCAGACACAGCCGGTGTACATCGCGTAACGCGGCACTTCGGGCATCGCTGTCTCGATGGCCATCGACGGCAGCGTCCAGTTGCCAGACTGGAAGGTGTGGGTCTTGGGCGTCGTGCCGGTGGTCGTCGGCTGTCCGAAGGCCGCCTTAAGCCAGAGGCCGAAGTTCTCGACGTCGATCGGCACCACCACATCCCCATCGGCGGTGACCGCATCCTTGATCGGGGCCAGCGGATCGCGCCCCTGGCCCAGCAGTTCCGAGGCGATCAGCGGCTGTTCGGACCCAAGCGTGGTGCTGGCGAAGGGCACCGTGCGGTAGCCCGAAGCGGGCGCGGTGCCATAGACAGATTCGAACGCAAGCGCCATCTGCGCCCGCGCCCCATGGGCTCGTGCCATCGTAGTCTCCTTTCGTTATTCGGGGTCAGGCCAGCGAATCGGCCGTGGAATAGTGCAGGATGACCGGGATCACCGCTGCCTTCAGGCTGGCGGCACCCTCGACCGGCAGATCGACCGGACGCGGCGCTTCTGCCTCGACCCAATCGCAGAGGCCTCCCAGCGTGCGGTCGGCTGCAATCGCCGCGCCGATGCTGGCGCAGAGGATGTCGAAGGTAGCGTCACGGGTGGCACCTTGCACGACCGCCTCGATCTCGGCGCGGTGCTGATAGTGGTAGCGCAGCGGCGACAGCGTCACCTCGGGTTCCCCCGGCTCGCCGTCGCGCAGGATCAGGAGGCCTGCGGTTGGCACGCGCTCTGGCAGCACGTCACCGCGCAGGGCGGCGGCGGGCAACGTCGAAAGCCGCGCGTGCAGCGCGGCGAGGATGGTTTCGCGGGGGGTGGGCATTGCTCGAGCCAATTGCGATAGTTGATCGGAAGGCGCACGAACCTTCGTCCGATTTTCGGGCACGTGCGGCCGTGGCCGAGTCATGCTTTGCCGTGGAGGCGCAGAGAGTATTGGACACCGAAGTATTCTGGCTTGCCGGCGTCTTTCTCGTAATTGCCGTGATCTACGCCGCCGTAGGACAGGCAGGAGCGTCCGGCTATATCGCGATCATGGCACTATTCGGAGTCGCGCCGTTGGCCATGAAAACGACCGCGCTCGCCCTGAATCTCATGGTGGCCGCAATCGGCACGGCGTGGTTCATGAAGTCCGGCCGATTGTCATGGCGCCACATCTATCCATTTGCCGTTCTGGGCTTCCCGTTCTCGATGCTTGGTGGGTCGATCCAGTTGGCGGAAGGGGTGTACTACCCTATCGTCGGTGCGATCCTGGTGCTTTCCGCGTTGCAGATGGCACGATCAGTGATGAAAAGATCCGCAGGAAACGTCGCACCTCCCAGGACGCCGCCATTCCTGGCTGCTCTGGCGACAGGGGCGCTGATAGGCTTCGTATCGGGAACGACAGGGACCGGTGGCGGTGTTTTTCTCGCGCCAGTCATTTTTGCGATGAGATGGGGCACGGCGCATCAGACGGCCGCAACGACAGCGCTCTACAATCTGATGAATTCTGCGGCCGCCCTGATCGGTGCCTACGCCTATTGGGATCAGATCCCCGCATCGCTGCCCTTGTGGCTTGCGGCAGTCGCGGTTGGGGGCACAGTTGGCGCGTTCGTCGGAAGCCGATACCTCTCGGACCGCTGGCTGCGAGGCATCCTGGCCGCGCTGCTGCTGGCATCGGGGGTCAAGTTGCTATTGTAGTCCTGCGTCCCTGAGCGGGTTTACTTCGTCACAAGACGTTCCCTCCACCCAGTTCGCGACGATCAACCCCGGCACCGCATGATGCGCCCGCGCCGCGTCCCGCGCCAGATCCAGCCGCTTCGGCAGCTTGACCTGCGGCACCAGCAGGAAGATCGGTGCTGTCACGAGGCCCCGGCCGGTCCTTGACCGTGACGCGACGGCGCGGCCCTTGGTGTTCAGCCGCCCCTCGGCCACCAGCAGGCTCGGCCCCCTGCGGCGATAGATGAAGCGCAGGCGCAGGCCAGTGCGCCGTTCCCATTCGCCGGGCGTGTTCCGACCGCCACGCAAGGACTTGCCTGCGGCGGGCGTGGGGATCGCCAGCCAAAAGCCATTTTTCGAGCGGATCAGCGGGCCGGTGTCGTGCGCGCCGACGATGACCGGGGCGTTGGACCAGACCACGGCTGCCGCGTTGAGGCTGGGCGTGACCTTGGGGAACTGCTCCGACCGGATGGTGCGGGCGAGCCGGGCCCCAAGCCCCGCACCAGTGATCTGCAGCCGCCAGGCGGCCTTCAGCCCGGTCCCGGCCTCGCGGATCGCGGCCGACACGGCGCGCTCGCCCGCCGAAACCTCAGCCGCCATCATCGCGACGATGTCGGGATCGATGTCGAGCTTCAGCTTCATCGCGGTCATGCCGGGCGCAGGTCGATGGTCCAGACCAGCCGTTCACGATCACGGACGGGCTCGCCTTGGATGAGGAAGGCGTCGCCGTCGATCTCGATGCGGTCGCCGGGCCGCGGCGCTGGCACCTCGGCCACGCGCAGATCGACGCGCGTAGTCTCCGACCAGAGCCGCGCGTCGCCGAAGGAGGTCGACGCATCGGCGCGCCGCGCCACGACGCGCACCAGGACCGGCGCGCCGCCATCGGCGATGTAGACCGCATCCCGGCCGACGTTCGGATCGGCGAAGAGTACGCCGACGGCAGCGGCGAAGGCGCTCATCAGAACGCCCCGTTCAGCCGCACCCGGCCGACTACATCACCCGCGCCGCCCGCCACCACTTCGGTCGCCACGCCGATCAGGGTGTTCGAGGTGGTGACCTTGGTGGTCTGGCGGGCGGTGTTGTCCCAATAGATGCGCTCGCCGACGGCCCACGCCTGCGAGCCGAGCTTCTTCAGCTCGTAGACGCCGACAAGCGCGGCCTCGACACTTTCGCCAATGGCGGCGGTGCCGGAGGCCACGCCGAAGATGGAGCCGACGAGCAGGCCATCGCCCGCGGCGACGGCGTAGGGCGCGGTCAGGGTGATGGTGTTGCCGGGCTGGACGTAGGTTTTCATGGGGAGGATCCTTGTGGAATGACGAAGGGCGGCCCGATTGGACCGCCCGCATGTCAGGGTTCAGCATGGGGTGGCGGTTATGCGCCGGGGTTCTTGTAGAGGCCGCGCCAGTCGATGGCCTTGGCGCCGAAATCGAGGCGGCACTTGATCTCGACGCCGTCGACGTCGAAGCCGTTGCGGGTCTCGATGTAGGCGCCCTGCTGGCCTTCCAGATAGGCGTATTCGATGGTGTCGATCTGGTTGGGCGAGGCCGCCAGATACCAGGAGGTGGCGCTGGCGGCATCGAGGCGCGGTTCGCTGATCGGGGACAGCGTCCGGATCGACTGGGGCACCACCTTGGCACTGTCGGCCGGGACGAGGTTCTGGGCGACCAGTTGCTCGGCCTTCAGTTCCAGCGCGGCGGGCACGATCAGGAAGGCGGGCCGGATGTTCAGCACCGTCTTCTTGTCGAGCCCGGTCTGCAGCGCCATCGCCGCCCGCGCCGCCCCGACGCTCGCCACGTCCAGCGCCGCGCCCGTTGCGGCGAGGTTCTTGTGCGTCGTGTGGAAGAGCGCGTTGCCGTCGGCCATCGCCGGGTTCGCGGTGATGATGCCCCAGACCACGTCGCTTTCCAGCTGGGCGATGGAGTTGCCGTACATCGCGGGGATCCGGGTGAAGGCATCCAGATCGTCGTTGATCAGCACCTGCCGGGTGATGGCCACGACCCGGCCATAGGTCTTGACCTTGTAGCTTTCCTTGCTCTCGCCCAGCGTCCCGCGCTTGAACTCGCCGCTTTCGCCGACCTCCAGAAGCTGCGGGGCCTCGCCCAGCTGGACCCGGTGCATCGATTTGAAGTCGGTCGCCAGCACCTGGCGGCAGAAGAGCGCGAAGGTCCGGGGATAGGCGTCATAGGCCTGCCGCAGGGTCTTGTTGGTGACGGCCGAGAGGATCTCGGGGAAGTCCGAGGTCGAATGCAGCGCGCGGGTCGCCACCTCGTCGCGCGACAGGCCGCGCGTGTTGACCCCGGCATTGCCGAGGCTTTCGCGGGCCAGTTCCAGCAGCGTCATGCCGCGGTACTGGCGCGCGGCGTCTTCCAGCGGGAACAGCGTCGGGCTGTAGCGGTGCAGCAGCGCGTTCGCCACCGCGTCGCGGCGGGTGATGCGCTCGTCCCGGCCGCCGAGGGGGATGGAAACGTGCGGGAAGGTCCGGGTCTCGTCCGACTTCGCCGCCACCTGGTCGAGGATCAGGCGGCGGGACTCGTCAACACTGACGCCGCGCTTGACCAGATCCTCGGCGAAGCTGCGCTCGAGGTTCAGACGACCGGTCAGATCGTAGATGGTGGAGACGCGATCACGCTCGGCCTCGCGGGCGCGGGTGGCGATGGCCTCGCTGTCGGGTGCGGCAGCCGGTTCCGGCATACGCGCGGCCGTCTGTTCGGGCTGTGCCGGGGCCGCGACGGGCTGCTGGCGGGTCTCGGTCATGGCGGGGACATCCCCGGCCACGGTGGTCGTGCTCTCAGGCATGGATGCCTCCTTTTGCATGCGGGTGTCGACGATCTCGACGGGATAGCTGGCCTGATCCGCGGCGCGGACCTGCGCGCGGGGATCGGCGGGAACGGTCACGAAGCTGACCTCGAGCGGCGTCCAGCGTTCGACAATGCGCTGCTCGACCTCGCCCTTGGCGGCGGGCTCGACCACTTTCACACGCTCGATGGAATAGCCGACCGAGACGTTCCGGATGATCCCGTCGCTGATCAGGCCGAACATGCGGTCGGCGGCCTGGTCCAGGCCCTCGCGCGGGAAACGGATGGTGGCCTTGCCCTCCTTGCCCTCGATCCAGGCGCGTTCGACCACGCCCACCTGCGAATGCGAGGACCAGACCGAATGGCTGTCGAGCGCAGGGGCCCCGGCATTGAGGCGCGTCAGATCCACCGCGCGGTCGCTGACCTCGAGGATCTCGTCGAAGGGCACGGAGGTGTCCCAGCCGGTCCAGCGCCGCCGCCGGACAGCCGCGCCGGAGGTGAAGACGACGTCGACGGAGCGCGCCTCGGAATTGACGGTTGCGGGCAGGATCGGTGCGCGCCGCAGCTGCATCGGCAAGGCGACCGGGGCCGCCATCATCGTGTCGGGCATGGCCCTATTCCTTCTCTGTTTCGGATGCGGGGGCGGCCGGGTCACTGGTCGGGTCACCCGCCTGCACGCTGCCGGTCTTGGTGACGCGGCGCGGATCGCTGTCGAGCACGAGGCCGAGGCCATCGAGCTTGGCGTTGGTGGCAGCGATTTCTGCCAGCACCGCGTCCGGGTTGTGGCCCTGCCGGGCAATGGCTTGCGCGAGCGTCATCGTGCCTGTCCGGATTGCCAGCAGGTCGGCCATCGCATCCTTGTAGGGATCGACGGCATCGAACTTCGGCGGCGACCATTCCACCGGCACGTCCGGTGTCGGGATCTGCCCTGCTGCCCATGCGGCTTCCGTGAACCAGCGCCACACCGGCGCGCATAGCATCGGGATGAATAGCTGCCACTGCACGGCGTCGATCATGCGGCGGAACTCGACGAGCCCCGCCCGGATCGAGGAGTAGTTGACCTGGCTGAGGTCACCGGTCAGCAGCTCGTAGGGCACGCGGAACCCGGCCGAGATCGTGTGCAGGCTCGCGCGCTTGTATTCGCCGTAGCCGCCGGTGGCAGAGGGCTGGTTGAACCGGATGTCCTTGCCGCCGCGGGCATAGGCGATGAGCCCTGGCTCGAACTGCTCGACCCGGTTGCCATCGGCGTCGACCACAGAGGGCGCGATGCCCTGCTGCGCCTCGTCGTCGCCGAAGACGATGGCGGTGACGCAGGCCTCGGTCTTCTTGCGGACCAGTTCGGCCACCTCGTAATCGTCGAGATCACGCAACGACCGGATCACCGGCGCGCCCCAGGGAACGCCGCGCGCCTGCGTGCGCTGCTTCTCGTAGATGTGCGCGATCTCGGTCGCGGGGACCGGGCGGCTCTGCAGGCCGTTCTGCAAGGCGCCATAGGCGTCGCCCGGATGCTCGGCGTGCAGCCAATAGGCCCGGCGCTTGCCGACCGGGTCGAACTCGATCCCCTGGACTAAGCGTCCCGCGCCCAAGGCGCCGGATTTCGAGGCGTCGAGGAAGTCCGCTTCCAGCACCTGCAATTGCAGCGGCACCGGCAGGCCATCGCTTGCCCGCCGCAACCGGCGGCGTACCAGGACCTCACCCGCCTCGACCATCTCGCGGCAGATCAGCGTCTGCAGGCCGTAGAAGTCCAGCTGGCCGTCGGCATCGCACTCCGCCGTCCAGCGCTCGAAGAGCGCGTCGACCTTCCGGTCCAGCGTGTCGTCGCCACTGGCGGCGCGGGGCATTAGCCCCGAGCCGATGATGTTGTTGACCAGCACCGCGACGGCCTTGGCCGCGTGCGGGTTGTTGCGCACCAGGTCGCGCATCCGATCGCGCAACAGGGCTCCGGCGACGCCGATCTCGGTGTCGGCGGAGGATCCCGGCGCGCGCCAGCCCTCGGTCCTCCGCCCACGCGCGGCCCCGTCATAGCCCCGCGTCAGGGTCTCGAACGCCTGACGCGCCATGACGCGGCGGGCGGCCATGCGCGGCGCCACCGTGGCGATGGCGTGATCGAACCAGGTCGCCGACATCAGCGATCTCCGCGGCTGAAGCCAGCCAGCCCGGCCACCGGCAGCGGCCGTGTCTTTCCCGCGATGGCGCGCTCGATGGTGCGGATGCGCGCCAGCAGATCCTCGGCCGAGCCGTAGTCGACCGACTTGCCGTCATAGCTGACCCGCGTCGTACCGCTGGCATAGGCCCGGCGCAGCGCCGAGAGCTCGGTTTCCGTCCAGTCCGTCATGTTCAAAACCATCCTCCACGCCGCCCGAGCCAGTCGGAGCGGCGCTTGCCCTGCGGGGCCTGTCCCGGCCGGTTGATCTGTCCGGCGGGATCGGTGTCGGTGGGGGCGGCCCCGAGCTGATCCTCGAGGTCACGCCATTTCTCGTTGGGCCAGCGATCCGCGCCCGCGATCCAGGCAGCGGCGCGGGCATAGACCCGGCAATCCAGCGCTTCGTTCCGCTCGCGCAGCTTCTGCCATTCCAGCCGGGCGAAGCCACGTTTCGTGCGCACCGTCACCAGCTGCTCGGCCACGAACTGCTTCAGCCATTCGTTCTCGACCCAGTGCGGCAGGTGGACCGATCCGGGCGGAAACGCCGCCCCGTCGGCCATCTCCTCCTCGGTCGGGCGCGCCAGCCGCAGGAAGCGATAGGTCTCGGCCTTGAAGGTCGACACCGCCACGGTCCAGAGCCGCGCGCCGCGCCGCAGGCGTTTACCGCCCTCGGTCGCGTCGACGAAGGTCGGCCCCGACACCGGGCTGGAGCGGTTGAACCCCTCGACGCCCTTGACCGGCGACACCTGCCCAAACCCCTGCGCCCGCGACCAGGAATAGACCGCCGGGGCCTCGTAGCCGGTGTCGATGGCCATCCGAGCGATGCGCAGATGCGCGCCGCGCTCGTGCGGCCAGCTTCGATCCAGCAGCGCCGTCAGCTCGGACCATGCGTCGCGCCGATCCGGCCCGCCCTCGATCACGACGTGATCGACGAGCCAGGACTCAAGCCCGCGCCCCCAGGCCCAGACATCGACCTCGATCCGGTCCTTCTGGACGTCGGCCCCGGCGGTCAGGAACAGCCCGCCCGCAGGCACCGTGCCGGATTTCCAATGCTCGCGCCGGTCGTAGAGCCGCTGCCAGTCGGGCGCTTCCCCGGTCTCGACCCATGTTTCGCCGAGGATCGTGTTGCGGAACGCCTTGATCGCCTCGTCCGACCCTTGGGCCGCGTCCCATGCCCGCACGATCCGCTCCCAGCTCAGCCAGCCGATCGGCGAATAGAGCGCCGAGAGGTGATACCCGACCGTGGTCGGATCGGCGGCCGTGGCGGTTGCCCGCCATTCGCCGCCCTCCAGCATCGCCGTCTTGTGGTGCTCCGCGATTGCCGCGTCGCAGCCCTCGCAGTGATACTCCGCTGTCTCCGGGCGGCCCTTCTGCCAGCGCAGCCGGTCGAACTTCAGAAATTGCATCGCGCCGCAATGCGGGCACGGCACAAAGAACCGCCGCTGGTCGCTCGCCTCATACTCCCGCTCGATCCGGCTCAGACCCCGGATCGTCGGCGTCGAGACCAGCAGCACCTTGCGCCGGTGGGCGAAGGTCAGCGACCGCGCCTCGGCCAGCGTGACGGGATCGCCTTCCTCGTCGGCCGAGGCGGGATAGGCATCGACCTCGTCGAGGAAGATATAACGCGCCGGGGTCGAGCGCAGACCCACGGCCGAGTTTGCCCCGGTCATGATCAGGATGCCGCCCGCGAATTCCTTCGACAGCATGGTGTTGCCCGCGTCGCGGGATCGCGCGGGCTTCACCCGCTCGCGCAGTTCCGGGCTCTCGTCGATCAGTGGGTCGATCCGCTGGCGCGAGTTGCGCTTGGCAAGTTCTACGGTGGGCTGGACCGCCAGCATCGGCCCCGGCGCCTGGTGGATGGCGAACCCGATCCAGTTGTTGCCCGCCTCGGTCGCGCCGACCTGTGCCGCCTTCATGAACACGATCCGTTGGGTGGGATCGCCGGGCGACAGCCGGTCCATGATCTCGCGCATGTAGGGCGTGCGCGCCGTACGGTAGCGCCCCGGTTCGGCCGAGGCGCGGCCCGAGAGCATCCGGTGCTGGTCCGCCCATTGTGACACTGTGAGATCAGGATCGGGCGACAGCCCCGCGCCCCAGGTGCGCAGGATTTCTGCCTCGCCGTCGAAGTCGGTCAGGTCGTCGCCAGTTTCACCGGAAGTCGGGCCGGACCTCGGCAAGTTCGTCGAGGTGGGCGCGTACATGTTTTTCCAAGGCCTTCTGCATCGCGGCCGGTTCCACGCCCAATTCCGCCGCCATGAGTGCCGACGACCGAGAGGGCCAGTTCACCCACGCATCCCGCACCTCCCGCGCCAGGCGAAACACCAGAGACAGCGCCCGGGCACGCTCGATCAATTCCCCCTTCAGCTTCTGGAGCCGGATGCGCCGCTCCTGCGCCTTCAGCACCTCGTTCGCGGTCTTCGCCTGCAGGAAGGTCGTGCCGCCGCCGACCGCCGGCACCGCCAGACCCTGTTCGCGGAGCGTGTCACCGACGGCGGCCACCGCCGCCTCGGGGACGGGCTTCAGCTTCGGCGCGGGCGGCTTGCGCGTCTTCGATGGGTCGGTGGTTTCCGCCCGCCGCACATCACTTTCGGCCGCGTTGATGCTGCCGTCGGGATAGAGGACCAGCCGTTCGGCGGTCTTCGCCTTCTGGATCGCGCCCCGCGACAGCCCGACGTGCGCGGCGTACTGGCGCTCGCTCATGCCCTGCATCGACGGCTCCGATTATCATTCAGATTCATGCGCTTATCGCGTTGATAAGCGCGGCGGACAGAGCGAACGTCACTCCAACGAAGCGATGCAACTCGACCCAAGGAGCCACCACGATGACCCGCCGCGCGACCGACAACACGAAAGCCCTCGACGCCTTCATCGCCGCCAAGACCGAGATCGACGCGATGCTGGAACGCCTCGCCGCCCTCAGCGCCGACCACTTCGAGACCCACCCCGACGAGATCAACTGGGGCCACGTCGGCACCCTGAACCACTACCGCGCCAAGCTGCGCGAGATCACCGACATGGCCTTCCACGAAGGCGAACACGCCGAGTGAGACGACCCGCTCCCGGTCCCGCCCGCCGACTGGCGGGCTCGACCTCGTAGAAGGGCCCGCATTCCGCGCGCCCCGATACGGGAGACGACGATGACCAAGCTTTCCGACACTCAAGCAATCATTCTCAGTGCCGCCGCACAGCGCGAGGACCGCATCGCCCTGCCGCTGCCCGAGAGCCTGCGGGGTGGCGCCGCCGCCAAGGTGGTCGGCGCGATGCTCGCCAAGGGCCTGCTGCAGGAAGTCGATGCCGACCTGCGCAAGGGCGAGCCCATGTGGCGCGAAACCGGCGATGGCCACGGCACCACGCTCGTCGCCACCGACGCAGGCCTCGCCGCCATCGGGATAGAGCCCGAGGACGCGAACACCGCGCCTGCAGGCGCGACGGACGCGCCTTCCGAGGAGCCCTCGCCGAATACCCCGACCGAACCGGAGGCCGCGCCCAAGGCGCGCACGCCGCGCGAGGGGACGAAGCAGGCCACGCTGATCGCCATGCTGCGCGCGCCGAAGGGCGCGACCATCGAGGAGATCATGGCCGCGACCAGCTGGCAGTCGCACACCGTGCGCGGCGCGATGGCCGGGGCGCTGAAGAAGAAGCTCGGGCTCGAGGTGACCTCCGAGAAAGTCGAGGGGCGCGGGCGGGTCTATCGGCTTCCCGCCGCCTGACGCCGCGAGAAGATTGCTACCGCCGCCGCCCCGACCGGGCGGCGGTTTTTCATTGCCACGACAGCAGATCGCGGGCGGCGGCCTGCAGGATATCCTGCGCCATCCGCGGCTCGCAGGTGTAGATGCCACCCGGTTCCGGCTCGCCGACATGCTCCGCAAGCCAGTCCCGTCCCTCGTCCGAAATCGGACGCAGGACGACGATGGTCCCATGATCGTTGATCTCGATATGTTGCCAGCCTTCGGACATGCCTGAAGGCTACCAGCGCAGGAGCCGGACCGCCAGCCGCCGGATCAGGCTCGCCGCAGCCGTTCGAACAGCCGCCGCAGGACGTAGGACCGCGCGATGCTGACCACTGTGAAGACCGCGCCCATCTTCAGGTTCTGGGCCAGTGTCGTGTGCAGCCCGAAGACCGGGAAGATCAGGATCTGCGTGGCCACCGCGACGCCATAGCCGACGATCACGTTGGCGACGGATTCGACCAGCGACATGAGGCGCGACTGCTTCATGTCGCCCCCTCAATCATCGGCCAGCAATTCAGCTGCCAGAGTTCGCAGCGCATGCGCCGCAACCAGCGGCACCACTCCATTTCCACAGAGGCGAAGCCGGTCCACCCGGTGGGCCAGCCCATCAGTGCCTCGACGAACAGCGGGTTCAAGGTTCGGCGCACATCGCAGGTATCGTTCCCAGCCATCGGCGTCACCAGGACTTGGCGGCCAAGCAGGCCGTTGACCGGCGTGTTCGCGAGTGTCGTCGCTCCGTCCTTGTGATCGCGGGCCGTCGGCGTCATCCACATCCCCGCAGAATGGGTCAGGTCGGCCGAGCGGCGGTTGCCCGCGCTCGGCTTGCAGCCGTCGTTGGCCATCGGCGTCGGCCACATCGCAGCCGTCGTCGCAAGGTTCATCCCGTGCTGACCGGCTTCCTGCGAGGGCGTCGGCTTCGTCTGCCGGTTCTCGTTGGCGCTGGCCCGGGGCGTCGGCCAGAGCCGCAGCAGCTCCGTCCGGTTCCCGCCACTCGACCGGGTCCCAGAGCAGGCGCGCGGGGTCGGCCAACTTGTCCCCCTCTCGGACGGCGAGGATGAACAGCCGCTCGCGCTTGTGGGGCGCGCCGACTTCCGCCGCCGTGAAGAGGCCTGCCGCAAGGCGGTAGCCCATGACGACCAGTCCTGCGGCGACTTCGGGGAAGCCGAGGCGGAGATGATGGGCGACATTCTCGAGGAAGACGAAGGGCGGCCGGACCTCGTCGATGATGCGGGCGACATGGGGCCAGAGGTGGCGCGGGTCGTCGGTACTCCGGCGCTTGCCCGCGACGGAGAACGGCTGGCACGGATAGCCCGCAGTGACGATGTCCACCGCGCCGCGCCACGGGCGGCCATCGAAGGTGCCAATGTCGTCCCAGACAGGCGCGCGATCCAGGGACGCATCTTCCATCCGCGCCACGAGAGTGGCTGCGGCGAAGGTTTCCCGTTCGACATAGCCCACAGCACGATATCCGGGGATGGCGAGGACAAGCCCGAGATCGAGCCCGCCTGCGCCGGAGCAGAGGGAGAGGCCGAAGAGGCATGCGTCTCCGGCTCCGGAAGCGCGTCCGGAGGAAGGTAAAGCCAGGTCATGCATGTCACGCGGCGGTCTTGCGCTTTCGCGCGGGTTCGGGGGCGGCGTCCGTGTCCGTCGCATCGGCCCGTGCGTCGGCATCGTCGCCCAGCCGCTCGATTCTCACCTGCGCGAAGGTCCGACCGTCGCCGTCTAGGGTCGCGTCGCGGCCGGTCTCGGCCTGCCAGCGCTCCACGGCGACATCGACATAGGCCGGGCTGATTTCCATCGCGAAGACGCGGCGGCCGTTGGCCTCGCCCGCCATGATCTGCGAGCCCGAGCCCGAGAACGGCTCATAGCACAGCCCGCCGCGGGCGACGTGCTGGCGCATCGGGATGCCGAAGGCGTCGAGGGGTTTCGGCGTCGGGTGATCGGGGCGTTCGTCCTTGGCGAAGGACGGTAGCGCCCATGTCGAGGGCAGCGTTTCCTCGGCGACCTTCGGCGGGCGGTTCGGGCGGCGCCATCCCATGAAGCAAGGCTCGTGCTTCCAGAGGTAATGCGACCGCGTCAGGACACCGCGGTCCTTCACCCAGATGATCTGCTGGTGGACGAAAGCGCCGGCCTTTTCCCAGCAAGCCTCCAGCATCGCCTGGCGGCGCGAGGCGTGCCAGCAGTACCAGGCCGCGTCATCAGTGATCGCCTCGGCCACGGCCGCGGCGATGAAGCCGTCGTAGAGCTCCGCGCCCTGCGAACTGTCGTCCCACGTGGTGCCGTAAGACGCTGACCAGTCCTTGTTCCGGGTCGGATGGTTCGAGCCGTCGTAGTCCACCAGATACGGCGGGTCCGTCGCGAACAGAATTGCGCGCTCGCCATTCATCAGGCGGCGCACGTCGGCAGCGCTGGTGCTGTCGCCGCAAAGCAGCCGGTGGTCCCCGAGGATCCAGAGATCGCCGGGGCGCGACGCCGGATTGCGCGGCGGCTCTGGGATGGTCACCGGCGGCACGGAGCCCCCGGCGCCACCTTCTTCCCCGTCCCCCTCCGGCACGTAGGCCAGCAGCTTGTCGAGTTCGCCGTCGGAGAAGCCGACCAGCGACAGGTCGAAATCCTCGGCCAGCAGATCGTTCAGTTCCGCCGACAGCAGCGCCTCGTCCCAGGTCCCGAGTTCGGTCAGCTTGTTGTCCGCGATGCGATAAGCCCGCCGCTGCGCCTCGGTCAGATGCCCGAGCACGATCACCGGCGCCTCGGTCAACCCGAGCTGAGTGGCGGCGAGCACCCGGCCATGGCCCGCGATCAACTCGCCGTCCTCGCCGACGAGGCAGGGCACGGTCCAGCCGAACTCGGCCATGCTGGCGGCGATCTTCGCGACTTGGTCCGCGCCATGCGCCTTCGCATTGCGGGCGTAGGGCTGAAGGCGCGCAAGCGGCCAGGTCTCGATCCGCTCAGGGGCGAAGCTCAGCGTCATCGTCGGGTCATTCCTCGGATCAGGGTGGAAACCCCTGGCTTCCGGACTCCGGCGTCCAGACTGGACTCCACGCGGGGTCCAGCGGCCACCACGGGTGTCCAGCTTCAAGGGTTTGATTTTGCGGTGTTTCAGGCGGGTTTACTAGGCAGCGGCTTCCGGGTGGCTTCCCAAAAATCCGGCCCTGTCGCTGGCGATGTGCCGCGCTTCGCCCGCCAGCATACGAATATCGCCAGGAAGGAACCGGAAACTGCCGTGGGCTGGACCCCGGCCGGACCCTCGCTGGATACCGGGGTCCAAGTGGCCCCCGTCAACGCAAAGGGGAGAGCGAGCTTTCCAGCGCACTCTCCCCATCTTGCCTTCGGAATAGCACGATCATGTTGCAGATGTCGAAGGGAAAAGTGTTGCAACACATTGGAGTCACTGCGCATTCAGGCGCGCGGCGATCTTGGTCAGGGCCAGCTGCCAGCGCCGCCACGCTGTCGTGCGGTCGCAGCCGAGCTCGCCGCTGATCTGCTTCCACGGCACCCGGGCCGCGCGGGACCAGACCAGCTTGCGCTCCTCCACGCCGATCCAGAGTACCCAGTCCGAGGTCTGCTCCAGTCGAGTGATCGCGGCGGCCGAGGGCCAGACCCGCATCGGCTGCGGTTCCATCGCCGCGATCTCGCGGCTGGTCCGCACGATGTCGGGCCAGGTGTTGAAGTAGCCCTGCGCCTTCACCGGCGGAAGCTTGCGCAGGGTGCGGAACGCCTCCTCGAAATGATCGGCGACGCAGTCGGCGGTCCATTCGCGATCAGCCATGGCGCGCCTCCCTGTCGGAGGGACGCGGGCCGTAGAGCTTCTCACCGAGTTGGCGAACCAGTTCACGCTCCGGCCAAGTGAGGCGCTCGTCATCGGCGGAGACCGCGAGGACGCCCTGTTCTCGCCAGCCCTCACGCTTGACCTGCTCGGGATCCCGGCGTCGGCCGCCGTAGCCGTGGGGATGCCATCTCATGCGACACCTCCCTTCGTCTCGATCGCCCAGAGCAGGATGGCGATGGCGTCGGCCTCGTTGTCGTCGACCGGGCTGAAGCCGCGGGCGCGGACGGCCGCGACCATGGCGGCCTTGTCGGCGTTGCCCTTGCCTGCGGCGTGAAGCTTGATCGTTCCGACCGGAACGCCCTCGTAGGGCACGCCGCGCAGCTCGGCCCATGCCGTCAGCGTGGCCATGAGCCCGCCGTAGATGTGGCTGGCATCAGTGCCTGCGTGGCGGCGGACTTCCTCGAACGAGATCGCCGAGACAGGACCAGAGAGCCGGTCGATCTCGGTCAGCCAGTTGGTGAAGCGAAGGTAGCGCATGCCACCGCCGTCGAAGCGGCCGGGGCGCAGCGAGACGGTGCCGCTGGTGATCAGGCCGTCATGGCCGCGGATCGCCCAGCCGGTCGAGGTGCCGAGGTCGAGCGCGAGAATGCAGCGGTTGCGGGGGGCGTCGAGCGGCAGCGATTCAAACCTTGCGCCGTCGCAATTCGGGATCAGAGTCGGCTGAGCCATGATGGGTCTCCTTTGCCGGTGGCCTGTGGTGGTGGAAGACGACGGCGGTCTGGTGCTTGGCGGTACGGGGCCGCCGTCGTCGGATCGGGAAGCACAACAGACCGTCACGGCGGCGCGCGCGGCTGGCCCGGACGTATGGGAGGAGTGGCCAACCCTGTGGGGTGGCCCTCCCATACGTAGTATGGGGGTTTGACACCTAACTGTTCCGGGGAGGACAAGTGGCTAAAATCATTGCGGAATAAGACTTCATGAAGTCTTCGGGCATGAGTTAGGGAGCTAACTCTTATTTGCCCGTAACCCGTTGATTTCGTTGAGTGCACAGTTGGCGCTGTCATATGAGTCAGGCCTCACTCATATGAGTTAGGTCGTCCTCGACCCCCTCCGGGTAGACCCAGACGGCGGGGTTTTCGACCTGCAGGCAGAGCCCGGATTGGGGGCATTTGAAGTGGCTGGGAAGGACCGGACGGGCGGTTGTGGTGACCTCGCCGGTGTCCGGATCGATTTCCTCGACGGGCGCGCCTAACTGCATACCCTCGACGCAGAGGTAGCCGAACCGCGACCGGGTGACGGGGAAGCCGAACCCCGAGGGGTCGCGCAGGAACTTCACGAAGCCCTTGGTCGCCAGCACGCTGAGGCGCTCACGGATCGTGTGCTTGCTGCCCAGCCCGCCCCGGTTCTCGAAGGTCTCGGCGAACTGCATGGCGGTGTAGAGGCGCTCGCTCGCCGCCTCATCCAGCAGCATCCCGAGGATGACATCGTGCTTGCGCAGCCGCTCGGCATCGAGCTTGGCGCCGACCTCCCTGCGCACCAGGCGCTCGTTCATCGGGTTCAATTCGACCCATTCGCCCTTCACCTTGTCGATCAGCTTGCCCGGCAGCGCGGGGCCATTGCGCAGCTCGATCTCCAGCCTGCGGACGCTGCTGTCCTCGTCGGGCCGGTGCATGAGCAGCCCCGAGGTGTAGAAGCCGCGCAGCGCGCTGGCGCCGGAGAGCGCAAGGAAGGGATCGTCCTTGACCTGATGCTTGGTGGCCTTGCGGGTGTGGTGGGCGAGGATGACGCCCGCATCCGGATTGACCGCCTCGCGGAGAAGCTCGACCCGATCCTTCAGGAAAAACATCATGGCGGTGTTGTCGTTCTCGCCCCCGCCCTCGGGGCCGCCATCGAAGAGGTTGCGGATCGGGTCGATGACGATGATGTCGGGCGGCGCGTCGGGGAATGCGGCCCTGATCGCCTCGGCCACGCGGGCGATGCCCTCCGCGTCGAGCAGCAGCTTCAGTTTCGGGGTGGCGATGAAGGTGTCGCGCGCGGCGGCGATCACGGCGGCGGGCAGCGCGATCTGCTGCATGCGTTCGCGCAGGTAGTGATACTGGATCTCGGCCTGCAGGTAGAAAACGCGCAGGGGCCGGGGTGGCGTGAAGCCGAGGAACGGCACGCCCGCCGCCATGTGCACGAGCCAGCAGATCAGGAAGTCGCTCTTGCCGACCTTGGGCGCGCCGCCCAGCACGAGGAGCCCGCCAGGTGTCAGCACGCGCGGGCCGATGATGTCCTCGGGCATCGGACTGGTGTCGTCGAGGAGAGCGCCGAGGCTGAAGGTCGGCAGCGGGCTGGCCGGGGCGTCGGCGTGGGCCGCGCGCAGGAGCGGCGGACCGTTGCGCTTCACATGCAGCGCCCAGAGGCGTTCGGACTCGGCCTGCAGCCGATCGAGCGGCCAGGATGGGCGCAGCATGGCGGCGTTGTAGCCGCAGATCGCCTCCCAGCCCGCGAAGGGATCGAGGCGGCCCTCGTGGACGAGGCGCACATAATGGCCAATGGCGGCGCTGGCCCCCTGGAACCGGGACCAGTCGTCGACCGCGCCCTCGCGCACCGGCGTGGTGAGCACCGCGTCGATGCCGGGCTTCGATGCTGGTGTGGCAACGTCGCTGGCGAAGCCCACACCGGGCAGCGGCGGCATCTCGGCGACCTTTTCGGCGAAATCCGCAAGATCCACCTCGACGTCGCGATGTTCGCGGATCTGCACGAGGCGCTGGTGGCCGTGCTTGTGATAGACCGTGCCCGGCACCCGGATCGGCTGGTGCGCAGAGCGGAAATGCGTGTCGCCGCCGACCTTCACGGCAATCTCGCCGCGCAGGCGGCAGAGGGTGGCCAGGTCATCGCCCTCGGCAGGCTCGGTGAGTTGCCACCAGACATGGAGCTTCGCGGCGCCCTCGGGCGTGCGCCCGCCGCTTTCGATGATGAGCGTGGGCGCGCCGAGGTGGCGGGTGACATGGTCCAGCTTGGCCGGGATGTCGCCCGCGTCCAGATCGACGACGATGGCCTGCATCTGCAGCACATCGGCGGCGCGGGCTTGGCCCTGCTCCTCGACCGTGCCGGGGATGACATAGACCGCCGCCCCCTCGCGGTTCGCCCATCCGGCGAAGGTTGCGAGTTTCTCGGGCGCAGTGTCGTCGGCCGGGATCCAGATGTTGTGCGGCTTGCCGTCCCGGCCCTGACCCTTGTCGACGAAGCCGCGGAGCGGGATCAGCCCCTCGCACCAGCTGAAGACCGTGTCGAGGAACACGGCGATCTGCTCTGGGTCGGGGTCGCAGCCGAACGGGTTCTCGGAGGGTGGCCCGTCGTTGAAGTCCGTCCAGGGGTTGAAGTGCAGGATACCGTCGTCGCTCATGCCGGAAGCCCCCAGCAGCGCTCGGACCACGGGCAGAAGCGGCATTCGAAGAAGTCGGGCGTGGTCGCTACGCGTGGCAGAAGCTCGCCCGCATCGGTCGCCTGCAGGATCCGCACGCCCCGGTCGGACATGCGCTGCGCGAGATCGGCGTCGAAGGGCACCAGCTCATGGTGAAGCTCGGCGGTGTCCTTGTTAATCGCGGTGAACACGGCGGGCGCGGCGCTGATACCTGGCACGCTGGTTTCCATGTAGGCCTGATAGACCGCGATCTGGGCGGCATAGACCGGCTTCGACTTGGTCACGCCGTCCTTGACGCAGGCGCGCCAGTTCTTGGCGTTCATCGTCTTGCATTCCCACAGTGCGGGAACGGCCAGACCGAAGCCTTCGGGCCCCGCAGCGATGATGCCGTCGACATGACCGCGGATGCGCCCGCCCGCGACCGAGAAGCCGAACTGGCCGCCATCGGGACGGTTGCCCTTCCGGGTGTAGAGGTCAAAGCCCGCGCCGCGCAGCCAGGCGACCGCCAGATCCTCGAGCGCATGGCCGATGGCGAAAATGCGCAGCGACTGGCCGCTGAAGTCCTGGCCCTCGTCCTTCGGCGTCGCCGTGAACTCGAACTGCAGGGCGCGCTCGCAGGCATGGCCGAGGCGGGATCCGCCGAGATAGTCGCGGAGTGGCCGTGTGGACTGATCGGCAGTCAGCGTCCGATCGACGGCGGCGTTGACTCGCTCGGCGAAGCTGGGGCGTCGGTTATAGTCCAGCATGTTCGCCTCCGTCATAGCTGCGGTGGGCGAGCCCGTGGCAGGTCGAGCAGAGCCATTCGACCGCGAGCGGCTCGGAATAATCGTGATGATGCGCTTCGAGATCGGTCACGCAGCCACAGCGCTGACACCAGACCGGGACGATGATCCGGCACGCCTTGACGGCGCTCCTGACGACGCTGTGCGCTCGGTTCTTCTCGGCGTGGCGCAGCCGATAGCGGCGCTGCGCCTCCCGATGCCTCTCGGGATTGCGGAAGTTCTGCGCATAGGCACGCTGGTACTCGCGGCGACAATCCCGGCACCAGGACTGTCGCCCGTCGGGGCTGAGCCGTCGGCGGCCGAACTCGCAGACGTCCTTTTCGACGCCGCACTTCGTGCAGAGCTTGGTCAAAACGGCACCTCCGGCGTCTGCGCACGGGCGATGTCGGACATGGCCTCGCGGAAGCCCTCGACGGCTTCCTCGATCAGCGCGCGCACCTGCGCCTCGGTCAGTTCGCCGAGCGGCGTGGCCCAGCCGATCTCGTCCATCAGCAGCGCCACGCGCTTCATGGTGGCGGTGATCGCGGCGCGCTCTTCCTCGGTCAGGTCAACCATGGCGAAACGCTCCCGCGCCAAGCGCGTCCAGAAGGACTGGCAGGGCATCGAGCAGAACCAGACCGATGGCCGGGGCCGCCTCATTCGGTGCGGATCGAACCAGCCAAAGCCACGGGTGGGTTGCCGGCAGACAGCACAGAGTGTTCCACGCGGATGCCAGAGCCGCCGCCGGTCCTCGGCCTTGATGGATGTGAAGGCGGTCATGGATCATGCCGCCCTCCGTTCGGGCCCGGCGGCCGTGTCGATCAGCTGCCGGATGGCGCGCTTGTTGAAGCCGAAGGTCATCAGCGCGGAGGCGCGGTAGCGCGTCAGGCCGAAGTCATGGCGGAACTCGGGCGGCAGGTACTGCAGCTGCTTTTCGGTCGGCGGCTGTCGCAGCCAGGAGCGGGTCTTGAAGGCGCTCTCGTCGGTCTCATGGGTGTTCAGCCAGTCGTCGGCCTGCGCGAGGCAGACGGTGCGCTCGCCGACGCCGAGCAGATGCGGGCGTTCGCCTTTGGCCCCGCCGATTGCGTACCAGACCCCGTCCAGCCAGAAGATGCCGCCCCAGGCCGCGAAGCCCGTGGCCATCAGCGCGTCGTCCGTGCCGTAGAGGTCGACCCACGCGAAGCTGGACCGCTTCAGCAGGTCGATCTCGGTCATCATGAAGCCCGACAGCGGCGCGGCACCGCCGCCTTCACCGGCCTCTTCGTCCTCCCGCGGGAAAACCTCGCCGCAGAGCGGGCATTCGGTGGCGGCCAGCGGGATCTCCGCCTCGCAGGCCGGACAGGTCTTGGTGGGTGCCTCGCCGGTCTCCGTCTTGCCGTCGAGATCGACATCCTGCTCCAATGTGCCGTGGATGAGGCTCGAGGTGCCGAAGTCGAGGACAATGCAGTCGGTCTTGACCATGCCGGGGTGTTCCTCGGGGTCGACGGTGCGCAGCCCGCGCCCGACCATCTGGATCATCGTGGACTTGTAGGAGCTGGGCCGCAGCAGCACGACGCAGGACGTGGGCGGGTGATCCCAGCCCTCGGTCAGCACCGCGACGTTGACGACGACGCGGATAATGCCCGCCGCGTAGTCGGCGAGGATCGCCTTGCGGGTCTCGGCCGCGAGATCGCCGTGGATCAGCGCTGCGGAAACGCCCGCTGCCCTGAACGCTTCGGTGACATGTTCGGCATGGGCGACTGTGGAGCAGAACACCACGGTCTGCCGGTCGCACGCCTTCTCCTTCCAGTGGCGGATCACCTCGTCGGTGACGGGGGCGCGGTCCATGATGCCCGCCACCTCCGCCATGTCGAAATCCGACATGGTCTTGCGGACAGAACGCAGCTCGTCCTGCACGCCGACGTCGATGACGAAGGTGCGCGGCGGCACCAGGTGGCCCGAGGCGATCAACTCGCCCAGCCGAACCTGATCGGCCACGTTGTCGAAGACCTCGCGCAGGCCCTTCCTGTCGCCCCGGTTCGGCGTCGCCGTGACCCCGAAGATGCGGGCGTCGGGATTGGCCTCGCGCACCCGGTCGATGATGCGGCGGTAGCTGTCGGCGACGGCATGGTGCGCCTCGTCGACAACCAGCAGGTCGATGCGCGGCATGTCGGCCAGATTCGAGGCCCGCGCCAACGTCGGCACCATGGCGAAGGCGACCTGACCGTTCCAGGACTTCTCGGTGGCGTCAATGACCGATGTGGCGACGCCCGGCACCACGCGCTGGAACTTGGCGCGGTTCTGCGCCGTCAGCTCGTCGCGATGGGCCAGCACGCAGGCCTTGGCACCGTCGGCAATCATCTCGCCGGTGACCGCCGAGAGCATGATGGTCTTGCCCGCACCGGTGGGCGCCACGCCCAGCGTGTTGCCGCGGGAAGCGAGCGCAGCCACGCTGCGCTCGACGAAGGTCTTCTGGCGGGGGCGCAGGCGCATGGCCGGTCTCCCCCTTACTGCGCCCAGCTCGGCCGACCGGCGGCGCCGGGGGCGGACGCGGGCTGGCTGGGCTGGGTGGCCGTGGTGGGCTGCTGCGGGGCATGGCCCTGCGCCGGGGCGGCGGCGAACTGCGGCGCGATCGTGCCCATCAGCGCGGCGTAGTCGCGATGGTCGGGGGTGACCGCGGCGCGGATCTCGTTCTTGTCCTCGCCGTTGGTGTCGGTGCCGATGTCGATGCGGGCGACGAACTCGGCGCCGTCGAGATCGCCGAAGCCGTTGATGCGGCGGCGCGCCTGCGCCTCGGGCGAGTTGTCCTTGTCCGACACGCCGCGCGCCGAGTTGAGGATGCCGCGGATCAGGCCGCGCCCCATGTTGGCCCAGTCCGGGCCCTTCGGGCTGTAGAGGCCGATCAGCGACCAGACCTTGCGCCGGGCATAGGGCCCCTCGAGCACCGTGTATTCGGCGTCGAGATAGACGGCGCCGGTGGTGGCGCGGCGCGCCCAGCCGCCGGTCCAGCCCTGCGAGGGGTCGTCGAAGCCGCCCGGGCGGAGCGTCAGGCGCACCTTGGCGAGCGTGCCCTTCGGGATGACGTTGGTGTTGGATTGCGCGGAGTTGAAGTCGTTCCAGGGTCCGGACATTGCGCGGCTCCTTTCAGTTGGAGGATGGGACGCGCAGTGGCGTCAGAGGGGAAAAGCCACCCCGGCGACCGGATCGGGACACCGGGCATGGTGAGAGGCGCTCAACCATGGCCGGGCTCCGGCGCGGGCGCGGGCGCGGGATCGGCCGGGGTCACCGGCGGCCAGGTGAGACGCTCGGAGGCTGGCACCGCAGGGCGCTGGATCTTCTCCATCAGCCGGCCGAGATGCGGGGCCTCGACCCTGTCGAGGCGGCCCGAACGGTCCTTGGCCGGAAAGCCCCAGGGGTTCAGCGTCTGGCAAACGAAGGCGCGCTGCGGCTGGCCACCCGGGTCCGGGATGTCGGCCATGGTGATGACCTGATCGACGATCCCGGGCAGCTCGAGTCCGGTCTTCGAGCCGTCGATCTGCGGCTGGAACACCTTGCGATTGAAGTCGTCGAGCCGCTCGTCGAGGATGCCGACGAACCAGACATGCTTTCCGCGCGTGTGCTGCAGGTGGGTCAACCAGCCGATCATCTCGCGGCCATGCAGCCCGTAGGCGCCGCGGATGTCGGGCTTCCCGGTTTTCTCGGAGAACGCCTCGGGCTGGCCGCGGCACCACTGGAAGCAGAGCCGCCCGGCCACGGTGATCGAGTCGATGAAGACGGTCTCGTACTTCCCGATCACCGCCGGATCGCCGTAGCGGCCGCAGACCTCGTCGAAATGCGCCTGGCTGTAGGGCTGGTCCTCGCGCAGCGCCGGGTTCGGCCCGCCGATAAACACCGCGAAGTCGCGGCATTCCTTCCAGGTGCGCGGCCGGAGCGTGTCGATCTCCAGCCCCTCGACCGCCAGATCCCCGGCCTCGAGGTCGAGGAAGAGCGTGGTCGAGGCGTTAAGCGTCCAAAGCAGGCTGGTCTTGCCGATCCCGGACCGGCCGAAGATGACGCCCTTGATGCCCTTGCGTTGCGCGAGCCGTTCGTCGGCGCCGATGATGGGAAGGGCCATCACTGGCCCTCCTTTTTCATTACTGCAGCGGCGGCGCGATCTGCGCCGATGCACCCTGCCTCGCGGGCGAGCTTGTAGAGCCGCTTCAGCGCGTCTGCGCGGCGGTAGGCGACTGTGCTCTCGCGCTCCGCTTCCACGATCGCGAAGGCGATCTCGTCGACGGTCGCCTCGACGACCGGCAGCGGCTCGCGCGGCTCGTCACCGGGGCGCTGTGGGAAGGCGATGGTTTCGGGGAGGTCTTCAAGGGCGTAGTTCGCCGCGCGAAGACGGGTGATGTCGTCCGGCTGATCCGGCATGGCGGTTCTCCGTGGGATGAGGTGATCGAGGAGGCGCATCACGCGGCCTCGCGGACGTCGGGCGCGGGCTCGGCGACGTAGATCGCCAGCAGCGGCGTCCCGTCGGCATGGGCGCCAGCGTCCTCGATCTGATAGTTGCGGTTTGGCTCGCAGACCTCGGTCAGCTCCCAGCGGCGATAGAGCCCCGGAAGACGCCTGAAATCCTCGAGCGACAGATCGGCAGTGCGGTTCATGCGTGTCTGCTTTCGGTTGGAGGGAAGGCGCTCGGGGCGCTCGAATGGAAAAAGCCACCGGCGGGACCGGATCGGGACATCGGCTCAGGGGATTTCTTCGAGGGCGTCGTGCAACCGGCGCATGGCGCGCTGGTACCGCTTGCGGGCGGCAGCCTCGGTCAGGCCCAGTTCGACGGCGACCTCGGCTTGCGAGAAACCCTCGATCGCCACGCGGATCACCAGCAGCGCGTCGTCGCCGAGCAGCTTCCGAACGGCGTCGCTCAGCCGCGCGTACCCGGCGGCGCCGATCCCGCTGTCGCCGCTGTGCGCCACCTCGTCGGGGTCTGCTCCGCTGGTGAGATGTTCGCGTGCCTGGTCGCGCTGGCGCACTCGGATCATGTCGCGCTCGACATTCCGGAGGACCGTGGCCGCGATCCAGTTGACGCGACCGAGGTCGAGGCTGCGGACAGCCTCGGTGGTGCGCGCCAGAACATCGGACGCGACCTCGTCGGCGGTGCCGATCCTGCGCCAGAGCGACCGGCGCCGGATGGCGTCGAGGCCGGGCCAGAGTGCCAGCAACAGCAGCGTCAGGGCGCAGTTGGACGCGGGCCCGTCGCTCTGCGCTGCCCTGACGAGAGCGACGAGGATCAGGTTCTTCTGGCCCTGATCGCCGGTCTTGCGATGCAGCCCGTCCAGCAGCGCCGCCGGATCCCGGAACGGAGCGAGGGCGGCCTGCGCGCGCCTGACGGCGTCGAAACTGCGCTGGAAGTGAAGGTTGGAGGATGAATGCATGAGGTGATCACGGATCTCGTGCCACGCAAAGGACATCGGACGCCTGCCTTGCGGCCAGGCGTCCGGCGCCTTCTCGTGGCCAGGTCAGGACGTCGCGCGTCTCTGCGATTTCAGGGGGTTGGGTGAATGCGCGCGTCAGCGCGCGGGTGCGGTCGCGTTGTTCAGCGAGCCGCAGCCGCGGCAGGTGGCCTGCACCGGGAAGCCCACGAGATACTCGTGCCCCCGCGCGAAGCGCAGGTGCATGCGGCCGTCCCGGCAGACGCCGAGCAGCTTGTCGCAGCGCGTGCAGCGCCATTCCGAGTTGTGAGTGGAGTGCTTGGTTGTCGCGGCGCCGGACCAGCTCGTCTGGGCTGCCTGGCGCGAGGGGAAGGGAGTCGGCATGGAAGTGCTCCTCTGATGTGGAGCCCTTCCAATAATCAGCGGTTTGTTAGACCGTCCCGCCCGAAACCCTAGATGAACTCTAGATCACGCGGTGTCGGTCGCCTCGCCGAGACGCCAATAGCGATTGCTCGAGCCGTGCCGGATGTAAGTCGGATGCGCCTTCGCCCATGCGCCGGAAGAGAACAGCTGTCTGGGATTGTCGGACCCCATCCCGTCCATCAGGACCTTGGTCAGCCGCTGGCCTGTGCCATCGGTCGCCGCTTCAACAAGGCTTTCGAAGAGTTGGATCTGGCCCACGCCGTCGAGCGTGAGCGGCTCGAGACCAGGGATGATGAGCGTCGCAGAGCGAGGCGTGTGTCGCACAACCTGAGCGACTTGCGCAGAGGTCGCCAGCGTTCGGTTTGCCTCGAAGCGCCGGGCCATTTCCTCTCGGTCCAGATCGCCGAGGCTTCCGTCGTTCAGCAGCAGGTCGCGCAGCGCGATAACGACGTTCGGCCCGAGGAATTGCGGCGGCTCATCGGAAACGGCGAGTACGAGACCGGGGCCCGCTGTATGCCGCGACCGAAGCGCAGTCTCCACACTCTCGCGGGCTTTCAGATCGGCAAGGCGGCGCGCCAGGTAAAGTGGGACCTTTCGCTCACCTAGTGCCATCGGCCCAAGCGAGACGAGGAACTCGTTGATGGTTTCGATGTTCCTGATGCCGAGAGAGCCAGCTATCGCCTTGAGGATGGTTTCGGCGAGCCATGCTCGATCGATCCCGTACTCGATCGCATTGGTGTCGAGACGCAATCCATCCGCCTCTCCAAAGGAACCGGCTTGTCGAACCGTCCCTGGCTCCGGACCCGTTTGCTGCTCAACTTCGACAACCTCATCGTCATCCTCGGCGAGCCCAATCACCTGCCGCCCTTTGCGGGCAATCAATCTCGCACTGACCAGGCGCGCTGGATCGACGCCCGCGGAGTTGAAGAACGCACCTGCAACAGTGTCGCCGGGCAGGTCGTACAGCGACAGAAGAAAGCCGAACCACTGCGCCCGTTCCTGATCGGTGAGTGTCCGCAGGTTCTGCGTAAGACCCCAGTGTTCGAGCAGTCGGAACCCGAGGTCCCGAAGGAACGGATCGCGCATGCTCTGCACGTCCGAACTGCTGCCATCCGAGATCGAGACCCGGAAGGTTCCCTCCTTTCCGTCCGATCGACGGGTGTAACCAATTGCGATGGCGATTTTTGTGAAGCCGAAACTCCGGATCAGGTTGGCTGAATTGGAGACGTATTTCCGGACAACGTCCTCCATCTTGTCCTTTATGGTCACCTTGATGTTCAGTCTTCGGCCCCACGAGCCGAGGCGGACCTCGGCCTCGACTACCGCCGCCATCGTGATCTCGACGTCCTCGAGATCCGGACAATCCAGATCGAAGGAAGACCTGAAGCGTTCGAGGTTGAATTCCCGGCGGGTCAACGGCTTGGCCGACGGCGGGCGCCCTAGAACGACCTCCGCGAAGACCTTAGAGGTCTTTTCGCGAACGTCGCTGCTGGCAGACGCGACCTCGATTTTCTTCAGCTGGGGTGTGTAGATCAGGACAGCCTCATGCGAGGGCCTGTAGTAATGGACGGTCCAGCCCCCTTCCTCGCGATGATTGTCGATGCTCGACAGGGGCCCGGGATGGCGCAGGGCGACCATGAAGGACGGCGGGTAGTTGGCGGTCTCGGGCAATTCGAGGACGGACGCGGTGACCTTGCCCTTCAGTCCCAGAGCTTCCTGAACAGCGTCACAGAGCTTCTCGTCAGGAATTCCGTCTGTGTCGGCAACAGAAGCGTGGTCGAAGTCCACTTCGCAGCATGTGTAGTACGTCCGCCGTTCTCGATAGCGCCGCGCGGCATAGAAGCTCTGGGCGTCGTGGAAGTGCATCGGGAAGACCGTGCGCATCCAGATGCTCTTGCACAGCAGGTCAGGCTGGGACTCATACTGGTCGTAGTCGACATTCTGCAGCCGTTGGCCCGCAACCGTTTCGAGTGAGGTCGCTCCCTTGTCCTGGCCCATGTCGAGCAGAGCGCCAGCGATGCCCTCAAGTAGCCCGATGATTTCCTTGTCCTCCGAACGCAGGTACGCACTCAGCGCTGCCTTGCCCTGATCATCGGTCGTGCCCTCAGTGATTTCCGGCGGAGCGAGAAGAGTGTCGTCGGGCCGTTTGAAGCTGGCGAGAAACTGCCGGACCAGCGCAGCGGGGGCGCCCTGAAGGATACTCCCGAGGTTCGGTCCGAATTCGCTCTTCCTCCGCGCCATGAACTCACCTCAATGAACAACTGCTCTCGATTAATTCAACCCACGATAATCATGGACATATCCGTGATCGGCAAGCCCTGATGTTCTCTCCCTGTTCGCATTTCTGCATTCCGTTCTTCTGAGATGTCCTGTCCCGGGCGGCTGGGTGGCTTTTGATCGGTAACGACACCACCGAGCATAGCCACCGAGACATGAAACGCCCGAACCCGCTCCCTCCCGACCACATGACGCCCGCCGAGCGCCGCGCCGAGCTCTGCGGCCTGTTGGCGCTCGGGCTTGTTCGGTTGCGCATGCGGGAGAAGGGCGAAGTATCTGACGATACTGGAGAAAGTTACCTACACTATCCGCCCGACCAATGCCGTCATGCAACTCCAACTCACCGGAGAACTGCATGACGACCCACGATCCCATCCCCGCGCGCCTGGCCGCGCTGAAGACCGCCACGACGCAGGAGCTGAAGAAGCAGTGGCGCGAGTTGTTCGACAGCGAGCCGCCGCCGTTCAACCGCCGCTATCTCGAAAGCCGCATCGCCTATCGCATCCAGGAACTGGCCTATGGCGGGCTGAAGCCCGAGACAATCCGGCGGCTGGAACGGCTAGGCGAGGAACTGGACGGCGGGGACAAGAGGAAGCGCGGCATCCGCGCCGATCGCGACCGCCCGATCACCGGCACACGGCTGCTGCGCGAGTGGCAGGGCGTCGAACAGATCGTCACCGTCACCGCCGACGGCTTCGAATGGCAAGGGCGGCCCTTCAAGTCGCTGTCCGCCATCGCGCGTGCCATCACCGGCACGCGCTGGAACGGCTGGGTGTTCTTCGGCCTCAAGAACCACAGGGGGCGGACATGACGAAGCCGCCTGAAAAATCGAAGGTCGTCCGCAAGCTGCGGTGTGCTGTCTACACTCGGAAATCCTCCGAGGAAGGGCTGGAGCAGGAGTTCAACTCGCTCCACGCCCAGCGCGAGGCATGCGAAGCCTACATCGCCAGCCAGCGGTCGGAAGGCTGGGTGCTGGTCCGCGATCAGTATGACGACGGCGGCATCTCGGGCGGGACGCTGGAACGGCCCGGCCTCAAGCGACTTCTGGAAGACATCGAGGACGGGCTGGTCGATGTCGTCGTGGTCTACAAGATCGACCGCCTGAGCCGCTCGCTGGCCGACTTCGCCAAGCTGGTCGAGGTGTTCGACCGGAACGGCGTGACTTTCGTCTCCGTCACCCAGTCGTTCAACACGACCACGTCCATGGGTCGGCTGACGCTGAACATCCTGCTGTCCTTCGCCCAGTTCGAGCGCGAGGTGACGGCCGAGCGCATCCGCGACAAGGTCGCCGCCAGCCGGAAAAAGGGCATGTGGATGGGTGGGGTGCCGCCCTATGGATACCGCGTCGAGAACCGAAAGCTGGTCATCGACGAAGAAGCCGTCGCGCATGTGCGCTGGATCTTCGCGCGCTTCCTCGAGATCGGGTCCTGCACGGAGCTGGCGCGAGAGGTCGGCGCGCGCGGCATCCGGACGCCGCGCGGCAATCGGATCGACAAGAAATACATCTACCGGATGCTGAGCAACCGCGCCTACATCGGCGAGGCGGTCCACAAGGGCGAGAGCTATCCCGGCGAGCACGACGCCATCGTCGACCGCGAGATGTGGGACCGCGTCCACGCCATCCTGCAGGAGAGCCCACGCAAGCGCGCCGCCCGCACCCGCTCCGACACGCCCGCGCTGCTGAAGGGGCTGCTGTTCGGCCCAGATGGCGCGGCGTTCTCGCCGACCCACACCCGAAAGGGCGGCAAGCTCTACCGCTACTATGTCAGCCAGACGGTACTGAAGCATGGTGCCGGATCGTGTCCCGTCGGCCGCGTGCCCGCGGGCGAGATCGAGGCCGCCGTCATCGACCAGCTGCGCGCCGTCTTCCGCCAGCCCGAGATCGTGGCGGGCACGTGGAAGGCCGCCTGCGCCCATGCCACCGCCATTACTGAGGCCGAGGCTCGCGTGGCCTTGCAGCAGATCGACCCGCTGTGGGAGGAACTCTTCCCCGCCGAGCAGGCGCGCATCGTGGCGCTGATGGTTGAGCGCGTGGACATCGGCTCTGACGGGCTCAACGTCCGCCTGCGCGTCGACGGGCTCGGCGGCCTCGCCCGCGTGATGCTGGCCGGTGGCATCGAGGCGGCAGCATGACCCGCGGTGCTCCGATCCCGGAGACGGTTACTCTCCACGTCCCATTCAGGATCGTGAAGCGTGGCGGGCGGAAGGAGATGCAGATGCCCGAGGGCGCCACGCAACCGCGGCGGACGGACAACACGGTGGTTAAGGCGTTGGCCCGCGCGTTCCGCTGGAAGCGGATGCTGGAGTCGGGCGAGTTCGCGTCGATTTCCGAGCTGGCTGAGAAGGAAGGGATCGCCTTCACTTACATGGCCCGGGTCCTGCGCCTGACCCTGCTGGCGCCAGACATCGTTGAGGCGATTCTGGACGGAAGGCAGCGGCCGGAGGTGACACTGGCGCGGGTGCTGGAGCCGTTCCCGGTGGAGTGGATGAGCCAAGGCGCGGCAATCGAGCTCGACCGCAATCATTCGTAGCCGCCACAGCGTTCTCGCAACGTAAGCCACTGGCACTCCATGGCAGTTGGCGCTGGAAGGCGGCCCCCTCGATCGCTACTCTGGCCCGGAAAATCACAATCAACCCGAAGAGCCCTCATGGCCTTCTTCGACGACATGGGGCCGAAAAGACGAAATGGCAGTCAAGAAATCAGATCTTTATTCCTCGCTCTGGGCATCATGCGACGAGCTCCGCGGCGGAATGGATGCGAGTCAATACAAAGACTATGTCCTGTTCATGCTGTTTATCAAATATGTCTCTGACAAATATGGGGACAGCGATGATCTCGAGCCACCAATCATCATTCCGAAGGGCGCGAGCTTCAGTGACATGGCGGCCCTTACGGGAAATCCGAATATTGGGGATCTGATCAATACGCAGGTGATTCAGCCGCTCGTTGATGCCAACGAGATGCTGGCGCGAACAGATTTTCCCGACTTCAACGATCCGAACAAACTTGGTGAAGGCAATGACCGTGTTGACCGGCTTGGTCGTCTGATTTCCATTTTCTCGAGCCCGGATCTGAATTTCGCGAAGAACCGAGCGGACCATGACGATATTCTGGGCGACGCCTATGAATACCTCATGCGCCATTTCGCGACCGAAAGCGGCAAGAGCAAGGGGCAGTTCTACACCCCGTCGGAGGTCAGCCGGATCATCGCCAAGGTGATCGGTATCTCGCCGAAGAACACCGTTGCTGGAACCACCGCATATGACCCCACATGCGGATCGGGCTCTCTGCTCCTCAAGGTTGCGGCCGAGGCGGGCAAGCGGATCACGCTCGAAGGCCAGGAAAAGGACGTGACCACCGCCGGTCTCGCCCGCATGAACATGATCCTGCACGACTTCCCGACGGCAAAGATCGTGGCGGGCAACACCCTGACGACCCCCAAGTTCCTCGAGGGGGAGCGCCTGCGGACATACGACTACGTCGTCGCCAATCCGCCGTTCTCGGACAAGGCATGGAGCACTGGCTTCAGCTATGACGAAAAGGGCGCCATTACGGACAAGCATAAGCGGTTCGAATGGGGCGCTCCGCCCAAAAAACAGGGCGACTACGCCTATCTGCTGCACATCATCCGCACCATGAAAAGCAGCGGTAAGGCCGCCTGCATTCTTCCCCATGGCGTGCTGTTCCGTGGCAATGCCGAGGCCGACCTCCGCGAGGCGCTGATCAAGTCCGGTTATCTCAAGGCGATCATCGGTCTGCCGCCAAACCTGTTCTTTGGCACGGGCATCCCGGCTTGCATCGTCGTTCTCGACAAGGAAAATGCCACCGCCCGGCGCGGGATCTTCATGATCGACGCGTCCAAGGGGTTCCGCAAGGACGGCGCCAAGAACCGCCTGCGCGAGCAGGACATCCACCGCATCGTCGACACCTACCGCAAGGGCGCGGACGCGCCGGGCTATGCCCGCATGGTGCCCTTTGACGAAATCGCCGACCCGCGCAACGCGTTCAACCTCAACCTGGCGCGCTACATCGACACCTCGGAGCCCGAGGATATCCACGACATCGACGCGCATCTGCAGGGCGGCATCCCGAAACGGGACATCGACGCGCTGGAAGGCTGGTGGAAGGTCATGCCGTCGCTGCGCGGTGAACTCTTCGAAGACCTGAGGCCCGGTTACCTGTCGCTGACCCGCCCGATCGCCGAGGTGAAGGCTGGTATCGAGGAGCATGAGGAATTCCGTACATTCACCGCCGCAGCCGCGGGAACCTTCGCCGCTTGGCGGGGCAGGACGGATGCTGCCTGCCGGGCCTTCGCTCCCGGCGATCAGCCGAAGGAGCTGATCGAAACCATTTCCGAGGACCTGCTCGAAGCCTTCCGCAAGGTGCCGCTGGTCGACCCCTATGACGTATACCAGCATCTGATGGACTACTGGGCCGAGGCGCTGCAGGACGATTCCTATGTCATCGCGGCCACCGGATGGGTCGCCGGCGCCAAGCCGCGCGAGATCGTCAAGCGCAAGAACAAGGACGGCAAGCTCGCCTGGCCGGAGCCGGGCGATTACGTCCTCGGGCGGCGGCGGTTCACTTCGGACCTCATTCCGGCCCGCCTGATGGTGGCGCGGTTCTTCGCGGCCGAGCAGGCCGAGATTGATGCGTTCGACGTGCAGATCGCGGAACTGGAACAGGACCTTGCCGAAAAGCTTGAAGAGGGCGCGGGCGAGGACGGGCTACTGGCCGAGGTGATCGAGGGCGAAGGCGACAAGCAGAAGATCACCGTCAAGGCGCTGAAGGCCCGGCTGAAGGAGATCGGCCGCGACCCGGACATGGCCGATGAACGGGAAGCGCTTGAGGCCTACCAGAAGGGGATGACCGCGCTCGACGCCACGAAGAAGAAGCGCAAGGCGGCGGACGATGCCCTGTGGAAAATGGTGCACGACCGCTATGGCACGCTGACCGAGGACGAGGCCAAGACGCTGGTGGTCGCGGACAAGTGGCTCGACACCATCGAGGGCCGCGTTACCGATGAGGTCGCGCATGTGGCGCAAGCCCTGTCCACCCGGGTCAAGGGGCTGGCCGAGCGGTATGCCATGCCGCTGCCCAAGCTGGAAGAAGAGGTCGATCTGCTTGCCGCCCGTGTCGCAACCCATCTGAAGGCGATGGGGGCCGC